ACAATTAATGGAACAAAAGATTTTATGCGCATTATAGATATAGGAATAGAAAAGATAGATAAAATTTATCACATTGCAGATGTACATGTTAGGAATGTAAAAAGACATAAAGAATATCAATTAGTATTTAAACGATTGTATTCTTATATTAAAAAGACAAGAACTGATAATTCAGTAATATATGTGGCCGGAGATATAGTACATGCTAAAACAGATATGTCACCCGAACTAGTAGCAATAGTATCAGATTTCTTTAGAAAATTAGCAGATTTGGCTCCTACATTAATTATTACAGGTAATCATGATTGCAACTTAAATAATACTTATAGAATGGACGCCCTTAGTCCAATCGTTAAAGCCTTAAATCATCAGAACATACATTATCTTAAAGACAATGGTATATATAGTATTTCCGGAGTACACTTCAATGTAATGTCAGTTTTTGACAAGCCAACAGATTACATAAAAGCCGACAAATTTGATGGAGATTATAAAATTGCATTACATCATGGTTCGGTTCATAATGCATCAACTGATGCAGGATTTACATTAAGTAACACTCATGTCACTACAGAGATGTTTAAAGGACATGATTTATCATTATTAGGAGATATTCATAAACCACAATTTTTGGATGACGAAAAGACCATGGCATATGCTGGTTCATTGATTCAACAAAATCATGGAGAAGGATTGACTCATGGAATTATGGTATGGGATTTAGAATCTAAAAAATCAGAATTTGTTGAAATTGTAAATGATTATGGATATTATACATTTCATATAGATGAAGGCAAAATTGTCAATCCAAGTACAAAAGTTCCATTACGACCAAGATTAAGATTTAAAGTTAAGGATACAGATTCCGGAACATTAAAACAAATTATTGCAGACATCAAATCAAAATATAAAGTTCAAGACATTTCAATACAAAAAATAAATGCACTAAATACGACAGACGCAACTAAAAAAATTAATTTTGGAAACATAAGAGATGTAGAATGGCAAAATAATGTCATTACAGAATACTTATCAGATGAATATGCACTTGATGATACTTTATTAGATACAGTAAGACATATAAACAGAACCGTTCATTCCAAATTACCAGCAAGTACATTGACAAGAAATATTACTTGGACGCCAAAACGATTTGAATTTTCAAATATGTTTTCATATGGAGAGGACAATATTATTGATTTTACAAACATGAATGGAGTGTATGGAGTATTTGCACCGAATGCGTCAGGTAAATCAACATTGTTAGATGCATTAGCATTTACATGTTTTGATAGATGTAGTAGAACTAAAAAAGCTAAACATGTATTAAATAATAAAAAATCTAGATTTGCATGTAAATTTGAATTTGAATTAGGAAAGTATAATTACTTTATTGAAAGAAAAGCTAAAAAACATAATAACGGTCATGTTAAAGTTAATGTCAATTTTTGGAGAGTTGATAAAGATGGAAATGAAGAAAATTTAAATGGCGATCAAAGAGATACTACAAATAAAAGTATAAGACAATATTTAGGTTCATATGAAGACTTTGTGTTAACAGCATTATCATTACAAAATAACAATACAGGCTTTATTGATAAATCACAAAGAGAAAGAAAAGAATTATTGTCACAGTTTTTAGACATAGATATATTTGAACAACTATATCAAATTGGTCATGAAGATATTAGAGAGACGGCTGCTTTAGTTAGAGAATATAAAAGAAAAGACTTTTCGACAGACGTATCGAATGCCAATACAATTATTGCAGAAAATACAGGTTCATATGAACAAATGAAATTAGATAAAGTAGAACATGAACAAATGAAAACTAATCTGAATGATATTATTTTTTCATTAACAAAAGAATTAAAGAAAGTTGATGATACATTATCATTACCAATTGATATTGAAACTGAAATATCTGATATGGAAGAAGATGTTGAAGAAGTTGTTGCAGATAGAGATACTCAAAAAGAAATGATTCGTGAACAGAAAAAACTAATTAAAGAAACAAATCAAAAAATTAAAAATGTTGATACAAATGAGTTAAATGAAAAAATTACTCATATAGCTAATTATAAATCAGAAATTATTAAATTGAATAATGATCTGAAAATGAAACAATTGAAAATTCAACATGCTGAAAAAATGGTTTCTAAATTAGACAAACATGAATGGGATGAAAATTGTGATTATTGTATGGCTAATCCATGGTTACATGAAACTAAACAAGTTGCAGATCTTTTACCAAAATTAATTGATGAAGAACAAAAAATAATGTTTGATATTGATGATATTGGAAATGAGATAGCCAACTTATTAAAACAAGAGCCCCAAGAAAAATTAAAAGCTTTAGCTAATATAAAACATTCGTTAGGAATAAATAACGGAACATTAATTGCACAAGAACAAGAACTTGAAAAATTTAAATGGCAAATTTATAAATGTCGTGAAGATCTTAAATCTAAAAAATTAGAATTAAAAAAGGCATTAAATCAAAAAGATAACATTATTTTTAATGAAAATAAAAATGGCGAGATAAATGAAATTAGAGATGAAATAACAACTGTTAATATAGAATTATCTCAATTAGATACAAATCTATTAACATTATCAGGCAAATTAAAAATGGCAGAAAAGTCTAAACAAGATGCTCAAGACGGAATTAATAGATTAAAAGAATTAGAACAACAATATCAAGGATATGAATATTATCAAAAATCAATACAAAGAGATGGAGTTCCATATCAATTGATAACAAAAGCACTTCCACAAATAGAATCTGAAATAAATAATATTCTAAATCAAATTGTAGATTTTACTATGATATTACATACAGATGGTAAAAATATAAACGCTCAAATTGTTTATGATGATGACAATTTTTGGCCATTAGAATTGACATCGGGCATGGAAAAGTTTATAGCATCATTAGCAATAAGAACATCTTTAATAAATGTATCAAATTTACCAAGACCAAACTTTTTAGCAATAGATGAAGGGTTTGGAGTATTAGATTCAGATAACTTAAATAGCATGTATATGTTATTTGATTATATGAAATCGCAATTTGGATTTATTATGTGTATTTCTCATATAGATGCCATGAGAGATATAGTAGATAAACTAATTGAAATCAAGAAAGTGTCAGGATACTCTGAAATCAATTTTACTTGATATTTATATCTAAATAGGAGATAATATAATGTCTTTAACAAATCCGTTTGGTCTTGTAGGCACCCCTCAGTTAGGTAGACTGCAACGTCGAGTAGATTATGTCGGTCTTAGGGACTTAGACACAATAGTTGTACGTGATGACAATCCATTCTCTGACGACTTTTTTAACATTATCCAATTCCCGGAAGTTTTAACGGCAGGTAAAAACTTATTTAAAATTAAAGCTAGTGCAGCTACATTAGTACATCTTTCTAAAGTACATATAGAAATTTTAGATTTCAATGATGACCCAGTATATTACGAAGTAGTAAAATATTCAGAAGTCGATGGCACACGTGTAATATCAATCTGGATATATAATAATGTAACACCACCGGGATCAGCAAGAATATATGTTGGAGGACGTATGCGTGTTAATCCAGTTACAGGAGATACATTTTCATTTAGTCAAAATTATGATGCCGAAGATTATATGAATCTACCAAATGTACTATGGAGTAGAAGTGTGACGATAGCACCTAGTCAATTAAATAATACAGAAATAATATTTCGTGATGGGTATTATCCAAGAGCTACTGTCGTTGAAACAGTTATACCTTATATGCAGCCAACTAATCTTCAAAATGTAATAGTAGAAAGAACTGCATCTACTGACGCACATATGATGATACAGCCATATGGTGATTCTATAATAGGAAGTGATATCATTAATGCATTAGATAGTAATGATGTTTATACGCAACAAGCAGCTCTTGTATATTTACAATCATTAAATATAGATTTTTTCCAAAGCCAGGGAGAAATATATAGTGGTGAAATTAACAGTAGTATACCTACAGAAATAGGTTCATATTCACGTGCCATAGTCACATCAGGTTCAAATTTAGAATTTGCCCCATATATGGTAGGCGGACAAATTAAAATAGTAAGTCCGACAATAATGGGTTCTACGGCGACGCTAGTAAACACCGAACGTAGGGCATTCCCATTTAGTCAACATAACCCTGGAGGTGCACCAGATATTGGATTTGGAGCTAATGGTTCATCAGGATTCCAAGATGGAAATGAAGTCAATAGTAATAATCTAGGACCAAATTTTGGTACAACAGGTGTTGTTTCTGCATTCGGAGACCTTTTTATAGAATCTTCATCATATCCTAGTGCAGTAAATACAAGAACAGGATCGGGAGCCGTAGGGAAACGAGGATTTGTAACCGGACAAATAGCAGGCGCAGGTGGAGAAGATAGCGTAAATGCATTTATAGATAATGATAAACTTGCAATAGCTGCACAAGGATTACCATCTCTTATGACCAATATTGGCGGTACAGGAAATAGAATGATGCAACTATCAGGTAGTTATAGATTTGGAATATTAAACATTTTAAGTTCAACTGAAGCTTTAGTGTATATGATTGACGGACCTGTTAATGTACAAGATGTAACAACTACCGCCGGTGGCGGAGAATTTCGTATAGATATTGCAGCGCATGGTAACATGTTTTCACAATTAAATATTAATCCAAATATTGGGTATTCTGGAACTGGAAATAATTCTGTAGCTGTAGGCTGGTCGCGTGATACAATTCATCCATCTCCAAATGTTACAATGAGTATTCAACAGCCATATGTGATGGAATTTACACCACAATCACAATCTTTTGCAAGTATAATATTAAGTAATCTAGAACCGGATACGGGTGATATATACAAAGTAAAGGCAGAATTTAAGCCCGGGGGTCAATTTGGAGATTTCATAGATTTGGGAGATAGAGTATTAGAACAGACAGAAATTTTAGTTGATTCGGCATCATATTCATTTCCATCTAATTTTGTAGGACCAGAATATCATAGAATTGGATTTTACGAAGATCAAGCTCAGATAACAGGAGGTTCATACGGAAATGGGCCAAATGGTAATAATGGAAACTGGCAGGAATATTGGGTAACAGCTGGTCTAACCTTTTTGCCAACAAATGAAAATATACCCTCATTAATATTTGACCCAGCTCAGATAATTAATGCAATGAGAATTTCTCCTGCATCTACATTTGGCGCAGTTGGTTCAAGATTTTCATATATACATCCATGGGCTGTAAAAGAGTACTGGAAAGTATATGAAGGATCATCATATATAATTTCATTTGATGCTCAAGCAACTGATGAAGTAGAATCGACAGATCCGAATGTACCACAACCTAGAATAGATATTTATGCTTCTGGCTCAGTAACACGACTCAATACTGTATACACTAATACAGCATATCAAAATAGTCCACAAAACATAATTGATGGCGCGTCATTAGGATCTATAACAGAAAATAAATTTGGTCGTAAACTAGGAACTATTGAATGTAATCCTAGTCAAAGTATTCGTAATATTAATTTGATATTTCAGTCCGAAACAGATCAATCCTTTCTTCCGATAATGGTAGTTCGACGAGGATTATGGCATATAGGATCTTTTAGTGTACGAACATTGAAAGAGACAGGATATACTCCAAATACCATGCGGTTACTTAAAAAAATACCAAATATATATCAAAATCAACCTCTATCATTTAGATTTAGATATTTTGATTTTCAAAGTAATGAGGCGGCAGTAAGAACATTCTTATATCCAGTAATGTTTAACGGAGAAAATACTGTAATACAAGGACCGAGTAATTTGTTAACAGGCTCATTATATATTAGTAATGAAGTAGGAAAAGGTATTCAGGCATCGGGAGAAGGGTCTGGGTATATACGATCTGTCGGGTATGAAGGATTTTCATCCGCATCAGCAGGATCAGGTTCTGGATTTATGTTATATAGTGGTTCTGTATTAAATAAAGAAACAGCAGATTATAATGACGGCGGATCTGGAATGGAAATGGTATATGATAGTGCTTCGTTCTTTCAATTTAGAACCACCGGTAGTCATGCTGGACTAAAAATAAAAACACCTAGATTTTATTTAGGAGGACCAAATCAATTCTTAAGTGGTTCTCATAATAAAATAGAAATATCATCTAGCCAATTTCATTTGAAACCAGATGGTACATTAGCCATAGCCGGAACAACATACGGAGGTGGTCGAATAACAGCATCAGCTGGAATAAAAACTAGTGGTGTATCATCATTTGGTCATATAATTGCAGATAGTGCATTAATAACAAGAATTACTTCATCTATAATTACGGCATCTGTATTACATGCTTCGGGTTCAAATAAATTTGGAGATACAATTCAAGATACACATATATTTGTCGGACATATAACAGCTAGCGGAACAATTAGTGGTTCTGCGGTTGCAACTGCATCATTTGGTTCATATATTGGACTAGATGGTGGACACTTTTAATATTTATATAAAATGAATTTAGGACACAAAATAATAGAAGATTTAATATTTGAGGCAGATTCTCAAATTAAAACTGTAGTAGCAATATATCCAGGTAGATTCCAGCCAATGGGCAAACATCACGCACAAGTATATAGCTGGTTAGCGGAAAAATTTGGCAAATCAAATACATATATTGCAACATCGGATAAAGTAGCCTTACCAAAATCTCCGCTTAATTTTAAAGAAAAAGAATCTATAATCCGTAAACATGGAATTCAAAATGTTGTTCAAGAAAAAAATGTTTATGCTCCAGAAAATATATTGAAAAAGTATAATAAAGAAACAACTGCAGTTGTATTTGTATATGGAAAGAAAGATGCAGGGAGATTAAATTATACAAAAAAAGATGGAACACCAGGTTATTTTCAAGATTATAATAAGTCTAAAGATAATTTACTTGGTTATGATAAACATGGATATGTTGTTATAGCCCCTCATATAGAGTTAAAGATACCAGGATTTGGTGAGATGTCAGGTACAACATTAAGAGCTGCATTAGCAACAGCAGATCAAAAAACATTTAAAGATATAATGGGTTGGTATGATCTAAAATTACATAATTTATTAAGGACAAAATTTTCTCAAGTAATTGAATCATTTTTAACAGAAGCAAGTAATGTCACCGGGTTGGCTAAATCAATGGTCGATGATGGACCTAGATATTTTTATGGGAATTTAGCTACATACAAAAAACAAACTGCAGAAATGGCAAAAAGATTAGGGTATGAAGTTATGAATTATATAGTAAAAGATAATCCTATAGAAATCCAGAACACAATGTATCCAGATGGTCCTCCATTAACAGTTTCATATTTTCCAACTGGAGTTAAAGGAGAGTTTAATGCTGGTACTTCTTATGTAAAAGATTTAAAAGGAAGTCCGGCTTATAACACATGGAAGTCTCATATCTCAAAAGTTGCACAACAAGTTGGATATAAGTTTTTAAATTTTCTAGATGCAGATGATTCAATTGATTCAAGTAAGTTAGAAAAATTAAAACCAACTACATTGAAAGAAGATGTTAATTTACCAATCAATATAGGTGATACAGTAATGATGGGTAGATTTAAAAATAAAAAAGTAGTTGTAAAAACTATCAATTGGAATGAAAAAGGTGATTTATTAATTAACGGAAGATCGGCTATGAAAATGAGGATTGTACCACAAGGACAAGAATTAACAAAAGAATGGTGGTCAAATGAATTTAAACAGTTAATAACAGAGGCAAAGGCAAATACACATTTAACACATTTAGAAGAATTAATACTAACTCAAGGTAAGGATGGATATAAAACAGCTAAATCATTCTTAATAGAGTTATTGAAAAATTTAGCAGGTAATTCAGATACAAAAATAAATACGTCAGTTAAATGGGATGGCGCGCCTGCAGTGTTCGCCGGCATCAATCCGGACAATGGAAAATTCTTTGTAGGAACAAAGTCCGTCTTTAATAAAGATCCTAAGATTAACTATACAATGGATGATATAGAAATGAATCACGGACAGGCACCAGGCTTAGCTGTTAAGTTAAGATTTGCATTAAAATATTTGCCAACATTGGGTATAAAAAATATTTTGCAAGGCGATTTTATGTTTGATAATTCTATGGTCAAATCAACAACTATAGATGGTAAGCCTCATTTGCAATTCCGTCCAAATACAATTACATATGCTGTAGAATCTGATTCTAATATAGGACGAGAAGTTGCAGCTGCAAAAATAGGAATAGTATTCCATACAACATATCAATCATTATCTTCAGGAGCATCATTTGGTGCAGATGTAAGTGGATTGAAAAAAAATCCTAATGTATGGTTTGATGATGCATTCTTTAAAGATACAACAGGTGTAGTAAAACTAACATTATCAGAAGTAAAAGAAGTTCAATCTTTAATTAAAAAAGCAGATTCTATAAAAATTAATTATGACAATCTTCCTGGTTCATTGTTAAACATATATCTTAATCAAGAAATAAAATCCGGCCAATTTGTAAACAATCCGGCAGTATCATTTAAATCATTTCAAAAATGGTATGAGGTAAGAGTTGATAAAAAAATTGCAAAATTAAAATCAGATCGCGGAATAGAAAAGGCAACTTTAGCTAAACAAGAACAAATGACTCAATTCAATGATCGTAAACAAGACATACTTAATCTATTTATAGTATCTAAATTGTTATCAGATGCCAAACTTATATTTGTAATGAAATATAATAATGCTATTTATAATACAAAACATTTTGTAGACGATGGCAAAGGAGGCTTGAGAGTAACAGCTCCAGAAGGATATGTAGCAGTAGATAGAATTGGTAATGGCGTTAAATTTGTAGATAGAGTAGAATTTAGTAGAGCAAATTTTGCCATGGATAAAGGTTTTACTAAATAATTAAAGATATGCCAATAAGTAGCATATTTATATAAAATGTTAAAATAAACAGGGACAAATTATGAAAGAAGACATATTAAGAGAAATGATTAGAAAACAAATTAAATCATCTCTAAATGAAGCACCGATAGCTAGATCAGCTGTTTCTACAAAATTAAGCTCAGTCGAAAAAATGGCCGGCGTCAAAATGTTAAAAAAGGCTTTAGGACAAGGTGGTCCTCAACAACAAGCAGCTGGATTACTTGCTGTAGTAAAAGCTATATCAGGTGGTAATCCATTGGTAGGTAAACAATTGGCTAGAATGTTGATGAAAGGTGGTCTTTCAACCCCAGATGCACCAGAAGCGCCAGTAGCAGAAGGTCTTTTTGATTTTTTAAAGAAAAAGGAAAAGGAAGCTCCAAAAAATAAAGAAGCAGGTAAAGAACCTATAGGAGTTGATTACGATGGTAATTACATTTATGAGTCTGCTAATTTTGCAGTAAAGGAAGCTGATGTGAGTTCAGCACTATCATCTAAAATGGATAAGTTAGACAAAACACAAGCAATGAAAATGTTAAAAACAGCATTAGGTGCAAAGCCAGCAAATCAACAAACATTATTTGTTATTGATTTAATTAATGGCTTAAATCTTAAAGATTCTGCAAAGAAAAGATTGCTATTAACAATACGTAAAGGATTAAAATAATAAATATATGAGCAAAAAGTTACAGAATATAAAGGCCATTAAACAAATGATGGCTGGTGAACATAAATCACAACGTAGAAAAACAACATATTTCGGAAAAATAACTTCTGAGATTCCGGCAGCAGATATATTAGAACGATTTGAAAATGGCGACCCAAAAGTCTGGATAGAGACGAATGAAAGTGGTCATAGAACTAAAGTTACAAAACATGATGGATTTACATCCCGTGTTCCTGAAAATAGTATACTTGATCAAGTAAGAGATATATTAAAAGTCCCAGATGAGTGTCCACATTGTGGCACAGAGATGCGAAATAATGAAAAAATGCTAAATTTTAAATTTTGGTATAAACGTAAAAAATGTTTTGGATGTGTATTAACAGAAGAACGATTGATAAAAGATAAGGGTAATAAGGCCTGGGTCGATTATCAAAAAAATATAATGAAACAAAATGCAGAATCTTGGTTTAAAGATGTTGATAAAGAAGTTGAAATTTTAAAAACACAAATGAAAGAAACTGTTTGGCAAAATGCAGACGGCGATAGAGGTGAAGTAGATATATCAGCAATTGTTAAAAAAATTGATAAGGATTATAAAAAACTAAAAGTGGACATAAGAAAGAACTTTAAAAAATAAAAAGGAAAGGTTATGGGTATACTAACAACAATTTTAAGTGGCGGAGCAAATAAATTAGTAGAATCAGTAGGTGGCGTATTAGATAATTTAGTAACAACTGATGAAGAAAAATTAGAAGCTAAAAGAAAGCTAAAAGAATTAATTTTAAGCCACGAAGCAGAAATGCAAAAAAATGTAACTGACCGTTGGGCAGCAGATATGAATTCTGATTCATGGTTAAGTAAAAATGTAAGGCCATTAGTCTTAATATTTTTAGTCATATCAACTATATTAATGATATTTATTGATGCCGGCACAATTGCATTTACAGTAGAAGAAAAGTGGACGGATTTATTACAATTAGTACTTATTACTGTTATTGGCGCATACTTTGGTGGACGATCTCTAGAAAAAAGAAATAAGAAATAATTAGGTTTTCTGATAAAAATTTCTTATATTAGAGTATATAATGGTAGTAAAGAAAACACTTAAAGAAATCATACGCGACGAATATAAGAAATGTTCAGTTGATCCTGTACATTTCATGCGTAAGTATTGTATTATTCAACATCCTACAAGAGGTAAGATGTTTTTTAATCTATACCCATTCCAAGAAGATTCATTAACTAGAATATCACAAAATAGATATTCGGTTATTCTAAAATCTAGACAGTTAGGTATTTCAACTTTAACAGCTGGATATGCATTATGGAAGATGATATTTAAATCAGATTACAATGTTCTAGTAATTGCTACTAAACAAGATGTGGCTAAAAATTTGGTTACAAAGGTAAGAGTAATGCATGATAATTTACCAGCATGGCTTAAAGGAAAGGCTATAGAAGATAACAAATTATCTTTAAGATTTAAAAATGGTTCACAAATAAAGGCTATATCATCAAAAGGTGATGCAGGTAGATCGGAAGCCTTATCATTATTAGTATTAGATGAAGCCGCCTTTATTGATAGAATAGATGAAATA